CGACGCACAGGCATTGACGGTCGCTTCTTCGATCATGAAGCGCGCCAAGAAGATGCCCATCGCCTACTCTCTTGCTCAGAGAGCGACAGCGATTCGGCCAGAGAGACCAGAGCCGTGGGATGCGCTGGGTAATTGCTCCCAAGGGCTGTGGAGACACGAGGAAGCGCGTTCCTGCTATGAAAAGGCATTGAAGCGCGCCAAGACGAAGGAACAAGAGGCTATCTATCAGACCAATCTCGCATCTGTAGGGCTCGACCTGGGCTCATTTGTAGCAGCGGAGAGCCACTGCCGCGAGGCTTTGGCCATCACGCCTGAGGACGTAAGCGCCAGACACAATCTCGGACTATCGCTCCTTGCCCAACGCAAGTGGAAAGAGGGATGGGAGTATTACTCCGCATCCATTGGCACCGACCGGCGACTGAATCAGAAGTATCTGCCGTCCCCTGGAGAGCCCACATGGGATGGGTCCAAGGACAAGACTGTCGTCATTTACGGCGAGCAGGGACTAGGGGATGAGATCTGCGCGGCATCGATGGTGCCGGACGCCATCAAGGACTGTGGTCGTGTCATTCTAGATTGCGACTTCAGGCTTAAAAACCTGTTCAAGCGCTCTTTCCCGAAGGCAACCGTTCACGGAACACGGTGGGAAAAGAAACTGGCCTGGCCAGAGGAAGACCGGAAGATAGACGCCTCGATTGCAGGCTTTGAGCTGGGGAAGTTCTACCGCAACAGCGATGAGGGCTTTCCCGGAACGCCGTATCTGACTCCCTGTCCTGATCGCCTGAAGATGTGGAAGGCGCTCTGGGACAAGAAGCCGGTTATAGGCATCGCTTGGAGTGGTGGGACATTTCAGAACGCCTCGCTCTATCGACAGCTTCCGCTTTCCGAATGGAAGCCGCTGTTTGATTCCATCGACGCGCATTGGGTTTCGCTCCAGTACAAGGACGCGTCCAAAGACATTGAGGGGACTCCTGTACGTCAGTATCCATGGGCAACGCTCACCACTGACTATGACGACACAGCGGCGCTAGTAGCCTCCTGTGATCTGGTCATCGCGGTCCAAACATCCGTTGTTCATCTGGCCGGCGCCCTTGGTGTTCCGTGCTGGTCGATGATCCCGAAGACCTCCCAGTGGAGATATGGGGAGGACTACACGGACCTCCCTTGGTACAAGTCCGTGAAGCTGATCCGGCAGAAGAACGACAAGTGGCCCATCCAGAGCATGTGCGATGACCTCCGCAAGAATTTCGCCTGAGTACCAAGCCCAGCAGGAACACCTGCATGCCACCACTAACTACGGCATCGCGTCGATCAAATACGCACCGCTGGTTACCGAGATCATCAACAAGCTCGAGGTAGATCACCTCCTAGACTACGGCTGCGGCAAGCGGATGAACTTGCTCAAGCACATCAAGCCCAAAGGGGCGTTGAAGTATCAGGGGTATGATCCAGGGGCTGGAGATCCTGAACTAGCAGGAGAACCCATCCCCGCACAGATGGTGGCGTGTATCGATGTGTTAGAGCACATCGAGCCAGACTATCTGGACAACGTGCTGGACCATCTCCAGTCACTTACCGAGATGGTGGTGTTTCTCACCGTCCATTGCGGGCCTGCCGGGAAAACACTTCCCGACGGGCGTAACGCGCATCTCATCCAAAAACCCATGGATTGGTGGCTGCCAAAGCTCACGAGCAGATGGGAAGTCCAGACGGTGCAGAAGACCCACGAACTGGCGTTCTTCTTTGTTGGCTACCGCCTGCCGTCCGAGATCGAGAGCGTAGACGGCACTGCTGTCACGGCAGACCCGAAGATCATCCTTCCGAGCTGATCGTGAAGAAAGAGACTGTTGTTGAGGCGGTGAAGCGATTAGGCGACGGGTGGGCTCGCTCAAACCGCTTGATCGGTGGCCATTGGGTAAATCTGCAAGAGACCAATCGTGTCCAGCGCCCGGATCTGGTGGACGCGCTGATAATGCGGACGCGGAAACGCCCGTAAATGTCACAGGCTATTCCACTCTACTGCGGGTTTGACCCGAGGGAGGCGGCTGGCTATCACGTTTTCTGCCAGAGCGTGCTGGAGCGATCCAGCGTGCCAGTAGCGTTTATCCCGCTGCACGTTCCGATGCTCGCGAACTTCGATGGACAGAAGGACGGGACGAACGCCTTTATCTACTCGCGATTTCTGGTTCCGTATCTACAGAACTACAACGGCTGGGCCATCTTCGTAGATGGCTCTGACATGGTGTGTCTCGATGACATCGCCAAGCTCTGGGCGATGCGGGAACAGTTTCAATTCAACAAGGCTCTTGCGGTCGTGAAGCACGACTACAAGACCAAGCATAAGCGTAAGTACATCGGTACGCCGATGGAAGCGGACAACGCCGACTATCCTGGCAAGAACAGAAGTTCGCTCATCCTCTGGAATTGCGGGCACTACGCCAACAGACGATTAACTCCGGAGTTGGTGAAGGAGTCGCCGGGATCGTTCCTGCACCGCTTCCAGTGGGTGAATGAGGATCAGATCGGAGAACTTCCGCAGGAGTGGAATGCTCTCTCAGGCGAGCAGGACATTAGCTGTGCCTCACTTGTCCACTACACCCTCGGCATCCCTGGCTTCGAGCACTACCGACACTGCGACGGCGCTGATCATTGGCACCGAGCACGTAAGAACGCGATGAACATCATAGGTGAGCAATGAACACCGAGCCATACGATCACGATCAGCAGTCATGCAAGGAGGAGCACCATCCATGGATGGACTGCCCGAAGTGCGAGCACTGTGGGGAGTTTCACTGTTCTCTGAATGCGGTTGCGCACATGACGCCGATTTTCAATAAGGTCGATCAGTGGCAGTCATAACCTCCTACTCAACGCTGCTTACCGCAGTCAGCGACTATCTTGCACGCTCTGATCTCACGGGCTTTACGCCGAACTTTGTTCAGAACTTCGAGGAGAGGTTCTATAGGGATTCGGAGAACTGGGCTAGCTGGATGGAATCGGCCCTCAGCGTCACGATTACTAACAATGTGGCCGCAGTACCCGCCAGCTATCTCGATCTCCGAATCGCCTATATTTCAGGCTCTCCACCGCTCAAGCGGTTAAGCCTCGAGCAGCTTTACTCCCGATTCCCTCGTGGCGGCTTGTCTTCTGGTACTGCGCGGTTTATTGCGCGCAACGGCAGCAACTTCGAGTTCGGCCCTGAGGTGGTATCAGGAACTCTAGCCGGCACGTTCTACGCCAAGCCCACTCTGTTGCGCAGCTTTGCCTCAGATGCCGCCGCTCATCATCTGATCGTCAACGCTCCTGACTTGCTCCTGTACGGCGCTCTCCTCGAGGCGGAACCGTTCCTGAAGAACGACTCGCGACTTGTGGTATGGAAGTCCGCTTATGACTGGGCGCTAGACGCCTATCGCAAGCGATTCTGCGAGGAGATGTATTCAGGCTCCACCCCGTTCACGGTGGCGGTGTGAACGTAGTATTTAAGGAGTGGCTGCCGGACCAACCCGCGTTAGGGAATCCAGGGCTCACGAGAGCCGAGAACGTCATTCCGTTCAACGACGTGTACAAGAGCTATGCGTCTTTGACGGTTGGTGCCGCAAGTGTTGGTGGCCTTCTCAACCCTAATGGGGCAATTCCATATGCCACTACCGCAGGTAGTACCGATGGCGGTTATCAGACATATGGGCTGATTGTTGGGACGCCTGGAGATTTGCTTCGGCTTTCAACAAACGGGCTGACTTTCAATTCAATTGGTTCGGCAACCTATGCCGGCGCTTCTGGAGCTGCTTTACAAAGCCCGTTCTGGGACTTCGCGCAGTTCAATAACGTCATCATAGCGACCAGCAAGTGGGATCTCCCGCAGCGTTACACCATCGGTGCGGCAGTCGCTTCTACGCTCGGCTCAACAATGGGAACGGCCCCGTATTCCCAGCAAGTTGCGGTTATCAATCAATTCGTGATGCTCGGCAACTTGCGACTTGGGAGCACTGGCTTTCACTCAGTGCAATGGAGCGGGGCTGGTGATGAAAACGCGTGGCCGACACCGAACAGCGCCACGGCAACGGCAGAACAGTCAGGACTGCAAGTCCTGCCTGCGGAAGCTGGAACAGTCACTGGCATTACGAGCGGCGATCAATTCGGATTGATCTTTCAGAGAGCGGCTGTAACTCGCGCGACATACGTCGGACCGCCAGTCGTCTTCCAGTTTGATCGCCTAGATCCTGGTCGTGGATGTTTCTATCCGAACTCCATCGTTCAAGTTGGTGGGTTGACTTACTACGCATCTGGGCTTGGTTTCTTTGTCACTAATGGCGCAGAAATCACGTCCATCGGTGATGGGAAGATAGACAAGTACTTCGCAGACCTTGTTAGTGGGCAACAGCCATCGCGTGCCGTATGGGGCGCTGTGGACTACGACTCTAAATGCATCATGTGGTCCGTGAAAGGAACTCACATTCTCCACTACAACTACGAGACCAAGCGGTGGTCTGTCGCGGTTGAAACTTCGGACGTTCTAATAAGTGGCATTCAACGCAGCTAGTTTTAAAGCCAGGGCGATGGTCGGCAGGCACTTGGCAACATTCACTGGTGCTCATGGAACGGCCATTATCGAGACCGGTGAGTCCGAGGCCAACGTAGGTCAGAGAACGTTCATTCACAGCGTGCGTGCCTTTGTCGATGTGACAGCTAATGCCATCACTGGCGCCATCGGCTACCGCAACAACACGCAAGAGAGCGTGACGTACACATCTGAGACCACTGCGAATTCCCGCAGTGGGGAGATGAATTTCCGGGTAGATGCAAGATTCGAGCGTGTCAGGTTCACGATTACCGGCACGTTCAACGCCGCCCAGGGCATCGATGTAGACGGTGTTGCTTCAGGCTGGGTGTGAACCTTTTCTGCCTCGGCTCAGACCAGATCGACGATCTGTGGGATGAGTTTTCCGAGCACATATATCGCCTAGAGCGGCTGGACAGGTTAGGGCATCTCACACCGGATGACCTCCGGGAAGAACTGAAGCAAGCCAAGAAGCAGCTTTGGGGTATTCAGATAGATGGACGGGTGATAGGCATCGCCGTCACTCGTATCGGCAGACAGACCTGTGAGGTGTTTGCCGCAGCCGGCACGCAGACAGCGCCCGGACAGATCCAAGCGCTTTACACAGAGATTGAGCGATGGGCCTTGAGTCAAGGCTGCATCCGCATGCGAATCGTCGGCCGAAGGGGCTGGCAGCGAATGCTGAAAGGGTATGAACCAACCAGAGACGTGATTTTGGAGAAGGAGTTAGACGATGGGTGCTAGTGGCGGATCAACTCAACGAACGGAGCCTCCGAAATATCAGCTCCCGTTCTTACAGCATGGTGTGCAGTCAGCACGAACGCTGTTCGACCAGCAATGGCAAAACCCAGCCAACATCGTCGCCCCTCAGAACGGCGCCACTATCGATGCCCTCCGGGGGATGGAGGGCATGGCCAGGAATGGTAATCCTGTCACTGGATCTGCCGGCAATCTCGCGCAGCAAACGCTTCAGGGCGGCTTTCTAGGCGCTAACCCTTGGCTTGACCAGACCTTCAACCGTGCCGCTCTTGCTACGCAGAACCAACTCGCCAGCCAGTTCGCCCGCTCGGGTCGCAATATCGACGCCTCGCAGGATCTGCGCTCTGGTCAGCTTAACGACCTCGCTACGCAGATCTACGGCGGCAACTACGAGGCGGAGCGTAACCGACAGCAGCAAGTGCTGGGTATGTCTCCGGCCTTGGGACAGGCTCAATACACCGACTTCGATCGCCTGTTAGGCGTGGGTCAGACGCAAGAGGGTTATCACCAGCAGAACCTCGACGCTCGCGGAACCGCTCTTGACGAGTACATGAATCGCGTGTCGGGAAATATGGGTAACACCATCAAGACCTCGGGTGGAGGTAACAGAGCTGCTGGTGCCTTGGGCGGAGCCATGGCTGGCGCACAGCTCGGATCGATGTTCTTCCCCGGAATCGGAACGGTGATCGGCGGCATCGGTGGCGGCTTGCTTGGGGGGTACGGTTAATGTCTCTCATGCCGGGTAGTCCGTTCGACAACCTCCTTAATCCGCAGATGCCAGGACTCGGCAGCATCTTCAATCGCGGACCTTCGTGGATGCCGTCAAACGCAGGCTTCGGCAATCCCGGTGTCATGCAGAACGGCGGCGGATTCCGTGAGCTTCTGCGCAATCCTGACTTTGCCATGGCGTTGCTCGCCAACTCTGGCGGGCCGCAAAAGAAGTCCTTTGGTGAAGTGCTGGGGCAGGCTGGACTTCAGAGCCAGCAGATGGGACAGCAGCGGGAAGATAACGAATTTCAACGGATGTACCGACAGGCACAGATGGAGCAACTTGGCAAGCCCGCTCCGCGTAAACCCATCCCCGTGATTGGGCCTGATGGGAAGCCCGTGCTTGTTAGTGAAGACGATGCTATCGGCAAGCAGCCATACGCTGGAGGCAATGACGCCAAGCCGTCTGCACTGATTCAGGCTTACAACCTTGCGAGAGACCAGGGCTATACGGGCTCTATCTTGGAGTTCCAGACCGATCTCGCGAAGGCCTCGGCGCAGTACCCGTATACCGAGGGCGATGTTGGTGGCGTGCCGTCACTGATCCCGCGCATCAATCCCAACACTCCGAGCAAGCCGCAGCCGAACGCTTTCAGCGCTCCGGCGCTGCCTGTAAAGCCGCTCTCGAGCCTTGCCACTGAGGCTGACGCTAAGCGCACGCTAGCCTCTGCTGGCGCGTCTGGCTCGGAGCTTGGTCAGAGTGTGGCGAAGGCTGAATTTGACTTGCCTCGCGTGGAGGCTAACGCGCAACTCGCGAAGGCCGACATTGACAAGCTGATCAATCATCCGGGACGCAAGTGGATCACCGGCGCAACGAGTGTTGCCCCCATCGTTCCCGGTACACCTCAGGCAGACGCGGACGCGTTGGCCAAGAAGATTCAGGGGCAGACCTTCCTTCAGGCGTACCAATCTCTCAAGGGCGGCGGAGCAATCACTGAGGTTGAGGGGCAGAAGGCAGAGCAGGCGATTGCTGCGTTGTCTCGTGCTCAAACTGACGAGGCTTACGTGGCGGCTCTCAAGGACCTCAAGGGCGTGCTTGATCGTGGCTTGGAGAAAGCCCGCAAGCAGGCGTCCATGGGCAAGGCCAAAGATAACGATCCGCTCGGGCTTCGATGAACATACAAGAGATCCGCGCCAAGTATCCGCAGTACGCGGACATGTCCGATCAGCAGTTAGCTGAGGGACTTCATCAGAAGTTCTACAGCGACATGCCGTTTAACGACTTCGCGCAGAAGATCGGCTTTCAGTGGGTGCCTGAGAATGCTACGGAGAGGATGGAAACTCCGGAGGAAGTCGGAGCGAGGGTTAAGTCCAAGTACGGCGGCATGAGCTTTTGGGACAAGGTGAAAGCTGACCTTGGCTTCGTCAAGGATAACGCCGTTGTTCCTGCTGTCCGCGGCGCAGTGAAGGGAGTCAACACGATTCCGACGCTTGCCGCTGACTTCGGTGTCGCTACGCGAAACCTGCTTCCCGGCCAAAACTACGAACTGCCGTCCGCTACCTTTGAGCGAGAGGTCTACAACCGTGCGTTGCCGATGGGCAATACGCCGATAGCTAAGGGTGTGGAGTTCGGAGCGTCACTGCTGACTGGATCTGCTGTTCCGGCTCCTCGTGTAAATAACCCGGCCCCGCAGGGCTTCGTGAAGCCTAACTTCGATTCAGTTCGCCAGAACACTCTCTTGCAATCTCAGAAGGCCGGGTATGTCGTGCCTCCTGCGACAACCAACCCGACCGTTGGAAATGCGTTCCTCGAGTCATTTGGCGGAAAGACGGCGACCGCGCAAGATGCGGCAATGAAAAATCAGGAGATCACCAACCGTCTCGCCAAGCAGGCGTTGGGCCTCGCTGATGACGCTCCGCTGGCTCAGGAATCGCTGCAAGCGATCCGTAGGGAAGCCGGCAAGGCATATGAAACCCTTCGTTCCGTCCCGACAGTTGCCCTTGACGATGCTGCTACTAAGTCACTCGATGACATCGCTGACAAGCTGACCGGTGGGAAGCTCAAGGAAGCACTGGGCGGCGGTAACGATATCCCGAAGATCGTTCAGGCGATCAAGGCTGAGCCGCTGACTGGTAAGTCTGCGGTGGATGCTATTGCGCTCCTTCGTGACAAGTCTGGTCAGGCATACGCTCAAGGCTCCAAGGAACTTGGGAAAGCCTACAAGGCGATTGCTGCAGAGATTGAAGGGCTCATGGAAAAGAGCCTGTCAGGCGAGGCGCTGGCCAAATTCCGCGAGGCGCGGCAGCTCATCGCGAAAACGTACAGTGTTGAAAGTGCCTTCAATCAGTCCACCGGCAATGTTGTAGCTACCAAGCTCGCCTCGCAACTCAACAAGGGCAAGCCACTATCTGGCGAACTCTTGACGGCCGCGAGATTCGGTCAAGCCTTCCCGAAGGCCGCTAAGGAAATGGTGGATTCAGGCGCTGTTCGCCATACGGACGCGTTGTTAGGTTCTGGCGCTGCCGTGTTCACCGGCCACCCATGGTATCTCGGCTGGCCGTTCATGAGGCAGGGCGCAAGGTCTTTCTTGCTGTCTAACCAGGGGCAGAAGTTAGCGAGCCAAAAAGCTAGCGAAGGCATCTCGCCGGAATTGGCGATGGCCCTGATGACGGGTTCCGCGCAGTCAGCGCGATAGCAAGCTCTTGGAGAACGAATACATGACCGGCACCGAAAGGACGCCGATCCAGATGTTTATTGCCCCGAGAACAACGCAGACGAGCCCACAGGCGACCGGGATTCCGACGGCTTTCCACGCAGACATTTACCCATAATGCCCATTCCGAAACTCCCCGTCACCGGTCTAGATGACATTAATCATCGCAGACGGGCTCGAGAGACGATAAATCAGGTACTTGACCACTCCTTCGATGATTCTAAGGTCAGGACCAAAGAGGAAATCGCTGCTGACGTAGTCCCGGTGAACCCCGCCTTTCCCCCCGGGGATCTGCGCCGTTACGGCGGTATAGCCGATGGCGTCACCAACAACGATGGAGCATTGGCAGCCTTGCGGGCGGTGTGTGCTCAGGGGGTCGATGGATATATCCCCGTCGGAGTATTCGCCTATACGACCTCTCCAAACTGGTCCATGGAAGGGCTTACGCTCAAAGGTGACACGGGATCGGAGCTCAAGCACACCGGAAGCGGCAGGGCCTTCAACTTCGATTCTGGCGGAGCTGGCGGATATCGAGACGCCTGTGTAATTGAAGGTATCAGAGTTCGTGGTAATGCCAACACCACGGATGGCTTCTATCTTCAAGGCCTGGTTCGCTCTCACATTCGATTCCTCGAAGTCCGAGGAGGCTGCACCGATGCCGGCTTTCGCATTCTTGGTGGTGTGGCGAGTCACTTCGACACAATCATAATCTCAGAGAACGTTGAGTCACTAACTACAAGACCATCGGCAGGGATTGTAGTTGGCGAGAGTCTTCCGATAACAGGCTGGTACACGGCTTGTTGTACGTTTTCAAATCTCATTGTGACAGTGATCGGCCAGAAGGGCGTGTCTGTCATCGACAGTTGCAGTGGCAACACGTTTAAGGGCGGCAACTACGAATATTGCTCAATCGGACTCGACATTGAGAGCGATGAGTGTCGCAGAAACTCCTTCGACGGTGTGTGGTTCGAGGGGAATACGACATCTGATATCCGTGTCACTGGTGTTAGCAACATGTTCATCAACTGCTATGCCCAAGGCGGTGGCAGTGCTTACAGCGTAAGAGTCTCGACCGGCACGGGTACTGTCTTTGTTGGCGGCTATCTACCGCAGGTAGAGCTACAGGTCACCTCTAGCGATACGGTGTTTTTTGGGCTTGCACTCCGCGACGGCTCCGGTAACGGAATCATTGGCGGCAACTACAGATCTGTCGGTAGCGTACTGCTAGACAGCAACCTCAATATCAGTGGGCAGATTAATGACGTTGTTGGCACTACGGGCACCTTTACGCCCGGCATAGAGGGGGGCACTACCCCAGGTACGCAGACGTATGCCGCCAACGGGCAGGTTGGGATCTACACGCGGATCAACAACGTCATCAGTTTCACGATCTATCTGAAACTTGCCTCCAATTCTGGAGGGGTCGGAAATGCGCTCATCACGGGCTTCCCCGCCGCAGCCACCAATGTCACCAATGCTTACCAGATGATCCCGGTGGGCCAGTTTTCTGGCGTCACGCTCAACGCTGCTGGGCGGTGTCTGTCGGCTCAGCTTGCTCCCGGAAATGACGATGCCACGCTTTTGGACTCAGACAGTGGAGCGTCTTCGACACCCATACCCATCGGGAACATCGGCGCAACGGCAGAGATCATCCTCACAGGATCATACCAAGTATGACCCCCACCGACTTAACCCCTCCCCTGGATACGGAGCAGAGAGTCCCCTTGCATTTCATCAAAACAGAATCCGCCGCTGGCTTAGGGGCTGTAACGACAGGCGTTACAGGTGGCGTCACGTTCATAGAGACATTGAGTCCCTACTTCAAATTTGCAGCCTTGGTCCTGACGGTGATGGTTGGCATACCGACGTTCGCCTACTACGTCCTGGCGGCTGTAGAGAAGTGGCGGACACTGGTGAAGGCGTGGAGGGAAGACGAGTGAAAGCCTTCTCCGCTGCCGAAATGCTGGAGCGTGATGAGGGTTATCGCGAGTATGCCTATCAGGATCATTTGGGGTTCTGGACCATCGGGATTGGCCACCTGATCGACAAGCGCAAGGGCGGACGTCTCCACCGCGACATCATCTATCAGATTCTCTCGCGCGACATCTCCGAGAAGACCGAACAGCTATACACCTACTTCCCATGGGCGATGGATCTCGATGAGCCCCGCAGGGCCGTCCTCATCTGCATGTGCTTCCAGCTCGGGATTGACGGATTAAGGAAGTTCAAAAAGGCCATGGAGTTCATGGAGCGCGGCGCCTATTACGCCGCAGCCCAGGAATTCGCCAATTCACTCGTAGCGCGGGAACAGACACCTGAGCGCTGGGAGCGGTTCTGCAATCAGATCCGCACAGCGGAGTGGCAATAGTCCGCGCATTCCTTGTTTTCCTTCTCATCCTCGTATTTGTGGCTGCGCTTATCGCGGAGTCCAAAGGAGCCATTGTGAGCCAATTGCTTTACATCTGGGAATTCTGGAAATCCCACGGGACGCGAATTCTCGGATTCGCACAAGGCACCATCGCAGCTCTGTGCGGTGTTGCCGGGATCATCCCCGACAATCACCTCAAATACTGGTTAGCGGCAAGCGCTGTGATGACCTTCTGGCGCGGCTTCACTAACAGCAAACAGTGAAAGCCTTTTTCCTCCCTGTCGCGTTCACGCAGTACAGGGTGGAGTTTTCAAGGAAGAAACCCAGAGTAGGTAAGGACGACTGTCAAGGCTACTGCGATTTCAAGAATCGAAAGATAGTCATTTGGGAAAATCCGAACCAGGAGTCTATGCGGGCCTGTCTTTGGCATGAGTACCATCATGCCTTGTTTTACGAGCTTGGCCACGAGGAACTAGCTGGGGAGGAGGGGATCGTCGAAAGCATGGCGCTGTCGATCATGCGGGTTCGGCTGGAGAAGCCAGACCTATGATGCCCAAGTGTCTCGTAATCGACATCGAGACAGCGCCAATCGAAGCCTACGTGTGGGGCCTCTTTGATCAGAACATATCGCTAGAGCAGATCAAAGAAGACTGGTCGATTCTTTCCTACTGCGGCAAATGGCTCGGGGAAAAGGAACTGATCTACGAGGACACCGGCGGCAGGGGACCAAATAAGGTCCGCGATGACCGCAAGCTGATGAAGGGACTGTGGAACCTCCTTAACGATGCGGACATAGTGATCGCCCAGAACGGCGTCAAGTTCGATATCAGGAAGATCAATGCCCGCCTGATCATCCACGGGTACAAGCCTTATGCCCCTATCAAGGTGGTGGATACCTTGCTAGCCGCAAAGAAGCATTTCGGTTTCACGTCCAACAAGCTCGCGTATCTCTCCGCAAAGCTAGCTCGAACAAAGAAATTTGAGCACAAGAAGTTTCCAGGCTTTGAACTCTGGCTAGAGTGTCTGAAAGACAACCCAGAGGCTTGGAAGGAGATGAAACGCTACAACCCGATAGACGTCATCTCTACGGCCGAAGTGTACGAGTCGATGATGCCGTGGATCTCGAATCATCCGAATGTGGGCGTGTTCATCGAGGACAAAGAGCCGCGCTGTCCCAAGTGCGGCAGCAAGAAGCTACAGGCTCGAGGAGACGCGATCTCCCAGGTTGGCAGATACAAGCGCTACCAATGCACGGACTGCGGTGGATGGGCCAAGGGTCGCCATACGCAGCTTGCCAAGGAAGTCCGAAAGGGGCTCGTTACCAATGGTTAGGTACATGTATAGAAATACCGCCTTTTCGTTACATGTCATCGCGGACATGCATAGATGAGCGACGGGTTACCTCAGCTCATGAGGGCTCAAATGACGCGAGAGTTCGAGCTAGCTCACGCCAGCAAAGATGCTCGTATTGACCTTCTACGACGAGCGCTCATGGGCATTGGCGCCAACGGCACCAACTGCAAGGCATGCCGGCTAGTGAATGAGATCGCAATCAACGCTCTGGCCAGGGACGACAAACTTAAGGAATCTTTATGAAGGCTGCGTTCATCGTGCTCTTTATCCCCGTTATGGCATTGGCGGGTGTAGTCGTCACCGAAAGAGCTGGCATCCACGAGCTTCGACGGAGAGGCGCTACGGATCTGATCGGAACCTATCCCAACCACGCTGCATGCGTAGCGGCTATTCCCGTTCCTACTGCCGCAGGACTCACCGAGTACACCTGTAAAGCCGTTACCCATGTGGACGTCAGGGGTACTTGTACCGATGTTCCCCCTCCGACACTTCCGGTCGATGCTGATAACTTCACGATAGTTGGTCCATTGCTGCAGGAAGCATGTCCTGCTGGCAGCAGATCGCATTACCGCCTGTTCACCATGACGCCGGTTCGTGACGAGGCGCTATTCCCCACGTGTTGGGAGAGTAGGCGAGTGGAGATCCTGAGCTGTAACCCGCCGCCTGACTTCCTCATGCCCGGTCCCTATGTCTGGGACATTCCGCCTGATCCGGGTGCGACTGTGACGCCGCCGCCGTGAAAAGTCATAGCTCTTTTGGGGCTCGTCGTTTTCACGTGTCCACCCACGGCCAAGAGCCTCGAACCGTCACTTTTGATGTCCGTCGCTATAGCTCACCCAGCGCTAGTTGAGCCACCACGTAGACCGGATTTACACCGACCCGTGACCAGGAACTGCCTAAGCAGTCAGTGAATTCTAACATGATCCCAATCCGCTTCTACATCTTCGGAGCCATCGCCCTAGCTTTCGTAGGGCTCGCTGTAGCCCTCAAAGTGCAGACCGGTAGGGTAGGGGCTCTGAAGAGCGAAAAGGCGCAACTTCAAAGCCTAGTAATCGCACAACAGGAAAACCTAAAGAAAGCCAACGAGGCCAGTGAACGTTATGCAATCAGTCTCGAGAACATTAAAGCCGCTCGCGCTGCTACCCCTACTCGCTCTGTACGGCTGTGCGTCAACTCCAGTGTGTCCGAAGCCAGAACCCCCTCCGGAACTGATGCGTCCAACCCCGAAGGACTTTCGGAAGCGTATCGACCAGATATTAAGATCGGGAGAGATATCGGTAGGGAACTCTACGATCTCGCCGATGAAGCGGACCTCTGTCCGGCAAAGCTAGAGGCGCTTCAGGAGTGGATTAGGAATCGGTAGCGGTCTTGTCGTTACTTCAACGACGAACGTTTGCGTAACTCCTCTCGCCACCAAAACTCAGGCACAAAACCATTCTCATTCGGTTGCGGTTTGTTTTCGCCAAAGTCGGAGCGATCTTCACCAAGCGCCCATCTTATTGCGTCTTCCAGACAACAGATACGATCCTTAAATTGCTCCGCCGTCTCGCGATAGATTTGCATCTTTTCTTCTGCGCATTGGTAGCGCCGCTCGGCGGCCTCAAATTTTCTCTTCCATTCCAACCCAACCTCAATTACTTGAGGCAGAACAGTCGCTGCTGAAACTAGTTCGTTCTTTTCCATTAATTCACCCTCTCAATGGTTATGCGTCCATCCACGAGGCTAGCGATAATTGACTGCCATGTGACCTTCTGCCACGCAATCCGCTGTGATTCAAACATGTATGGCGGCGAAGTTGCATCAGGATCGAACCCCTGCGAGTAGTGGTTGTACTTAAGCCCATCGTCGGTGAGTCGGTACCAGCAAGTGACGATCATCATTCCCTTCCGCGATATTATCGCGCAATGGACCTCTCCGAAGAAGAGAAACGCACCATAGCGCAAGCTCTACGCGCAGCAGCGTACAGGGCAGAAAAGGACGCTGAGGCGCAGAAGAATCCCAAGGTACACGCCATATTTATGGCTGAGGCGCAGAGGCTTCTGGAGCTGGCGAAGAGGTTTGAGGTGGATCAACGGTAATTAGCCCCTCTTCGATATACATCGCGAATTCCTCAAAAGCCATCTCCTCAATCTCGCCATCCGGCGTTTCTAGCAGGTACGTTTCGTCCTCCACCTCGACGATCACGAACTTCTCCGGCCCACACTCGCCCGCTGTAGTTCCAGCGACCGCTGGTGCCAAGCTTAAATATCTCCCCCATCTCTCATCCCTCCCCTATAGGCGCTCACGGCGCATCTGCACGACTTTCCCATCCCGCAGGCCGTCCAAGTAGTTTGCCCAGTCCTGCATCATCTTGCGTCGTTCCTTGAGACGTAAAGCGCGGTTGTAGGCAGCCCGAACTTCATCCTTTTCCCGGTGGGCGAGCTGCAACTCGATGTCACTCGGCGGATACCCCATCTCGTTCAACCGCGTTGAAGCCGTGGAACGAAACCCGTGGGGCGTGTGCTCGTCTTTGGAGAAGCCCATGCGCCGCAACGCTGCATTCAGCGTGACCTCGGATATCGGCCGTTGGGTGGTCCGCAGCGAGGGGAATAGGAATCTGCCATTCCCCGTGATGGGGTGAAGGTCCTTGAGCAGCGCCACCACCTGACGGGCCAGCGGCACGATATGCTCCCGGCCGCCCTTCATCTTCCGGGCCGGTATGCGCCACTCAGCGCTGGCAAGGTCGATCTCCGCCCACTCGGCGTGACGCAACTCACCAGGGCGCACAAACACGTAAGGGGCGATCCGCAAGGCAAACTCGGTCGATGGCTGGCCACTGTAGTCGGCGATGGCGCGTAGCAGTTCTCCGATCCTCTTGGGCTCGGTGATGGCCGGGTGATTTCGCTTCTTCGGTATCGTGAGGGCGCCGGCAAGATCCGCCGCGACATTGCGGTCTGCTCGCTGGGTGGCGACGGCATAGCGCAGAATCCTCCCCACCAGAGCG